AAGTTGATGGTGGAGTGGTATAATAACAAAAATTTTTAACTAAATATTTTACAGTTTTCATTGATTTAACCGTATTGAAATGTATATAATAATATATAGAGCTATAATATTTTTCATAGTTCTATATATTATTATTTTTATGTTTGAATAGAGAAGTATATAACATGAAGCCAAGAAAATTTGAGATTATTGAATGTCCACATTGTGGTAGAGAATATTTACCAGCTGAAATATTTGTTCCTCATCCGTTTTTTGGAAGACCTCGAGACATTGTTCGAGATGTATATGGTCATATTTTAGACTTTGAAGGCAATTCAATGGATGTTATTGATACATATACATGTGACAATTGTAATACAGAATTTCAAGTTCGTGCAAAGATTACATTTGTTGTTGAGCCGACAAAATTAGAGAATTTTGATGAGCCCTATGTTTCAAAAATGCATACAAATACATTATTTTTGAGTGAAGAATGATTCGAATATATGAACGACCTACTGTAAAAGTTCCTGGTCTAACATCCCTATTTGTATCGTTTGATTTTAATCAACTTATTGTTGATGAAATTAAGTTGTTACAGAATACGTTCTTTAACCCAGAGACAAGGGAGTGGGAAATTCCGTTGACTGCGTTAAGTGAGTTTCTGGATCGTTGTTGTAAGATTGATTCAGTTGACCTTAACTTACTTGAATGTGATCAGGATGTTAGTTTTGATGTGACTTTACAATCTTACAAGACAACACCGTTTGATTATCAGCTTGACGGTATTAAATATGGATTGCAGCATGACAGATTTCTTCTTTTAGATGCTCCTGGTCTTGGCAAGAGTTTACAGCTTATTTACCTTGCTCAAGAGCTTAAAGAAAAAGAAAATCTACAGCATTGTTTGATTGTTTGTGGTATTAATTCTCTTAAAACCAACTGGAAATCAGAAATTGAAAAACATTCAAATCTATCATGCACAATTTTAGGTCAGAGAATTAACAAAAAGGGCAAGTTTGTTGTTGATGGTATTGACAAGAGACTGGAACAGTTAAAAAATCCGATTGAGGAATTTTTTGTTATTACAAATGTGGAAACATTAAGAAATGACAAAATTATTCAAGCTTTGTTAAAGAATAAACATAATAAATTTGATATGATTGTTGTTGACGAAATACATAAATGTAAAGGTCAGAACAGTCAACAATCAAAAAATTTATTGAAGTTGAATAACGCAAAACATCGTGTTGGTGCCACTGGAACATTAATTATGAACAATCCACTTGATGCGTATGTTCCATTAAAGTGGTTAGGACACGAGCATTCAACATTTAGTAATTACAGATATTACTATTGTTCTTATGGCGGGCCTTTCAATAACATGTTGATTGGCTTTAAGAATTTAACTGTTTTACAAGAACAGTTAAAAAAGTATTCTCTTAGAAGAACAAAAGATATTCTTGATCTTCCTCCAAAAACAATTATACCTGAATATATCGAGTTAAATGATGCTCAATCAATCTTTTACAATAATATAAAAGAGGGAATTGCAGCTGAAGTTGATAAAGTTAAGTTAACAACAGCTAACACACTTGCAATAACTGTTAGATTAAGACAGGCAACAGCTTGCCCCTCAATATTAACAACTGAAAGTATTGAGTCATCAAAGATTGAAAGAGCTGTTGATATTGCTGAACAGTTGATATCATGTGGAGAAAAAGTTGTTATTTTCTCAACATTCAAACAAACTGTTTATGAATTATACAAACAGCTATGTAACTATGGTGTTGTTCTTGGAACAGGTGACCAAGATGATGCTGAGCTTGAATTATCAAAAACAAAATTTCAAGATGATCCCTCAACAAGAATTTTTCTTGGAACTTGGCAAAGATCAGGAACAGGTATTACTTTGACAGCTGCAAGTTATATGATTTTTATTGACACACCCTTTACAGCTGCAGAGTTTGAACAAAATTCTGACCGTATACACAGGATTGGTGCAAAAAATCCAGTATTTATCTATAACTTGATTGCAAAAGATACAATTGACGAACGAGTTTGGGAAATTGTTAATGATAAAGAAGCTATTTCCGATTACATTGTTGATGAAAAGATTTCTGAAAAAGGTCTTAACAGTCTCAGAAAATATATTGAAGAATTTATCTAGTTGAATAAATTATCTATTTCCATTATACTTAGTATTGTAAAGTGTGATGGAGTAAGTAGGCGTCACATATCAGTGGCGCTTTTTATTTTCTAGTTGATTAAACTCTTAGTATCATTTATAATATAATTAACAAATAAGAACCTAAGGGAGGGAGTAAATTGACTGAATGTTAGACGAATATAAAGAACTCTATCGTCAATGTGCGGATCTAATTGACGATTGGCAGAAGTTATCAAAAAATGATTTATGTCGTGAATATGTCAAGAACGCTGGAAGACCTGATATACAAGATTCATATTTTGCAGCAATTATGTATCGGTACTGGAATTTAATTCCGAAATATTATTATATGAGTCAGAATGTTGCATCTCCTGAAGATTGTTATGAATGGCTTGAAGATTCTGTTTATGGATGTCTGAAAGCAACAAGTTGGGACCGTGAAGACAGCTCAATCTATAAAGATCCAAATGGACCAGATAAAGTAATTAATCGATGTATGAAGTGTGCTCGATTAACATTTTATCAATTTATCAATCGTAAAAAACGAAAAGATAATTTTGGAATGTTAAGTCTCGATGAGTTAACGGAATTATTTGGAAGTACTGTTGAAGAACCTGCGTGTTCTGAGAATGTCACTGATGGTATAACTCAATGGGCACTTGAATCATACATAAGAAAATTATTTAGTAAGAAGGATTACTTTGTAGCAGTACTGATTGATGTTATATCTTCTCAAGATGTGTTTGATGTCTCTGTTAATTCTGAAACACATGTAGTTACTACAAAATTCAATGTTAAAAAAGTAACAAAGTTCATTGTTAATATTGATGATACATATATTAATTCATTTTCTAAAAAATATAAGATTGATATAGACACTGTTAAGGATGGTTTTTCTTATTTTATGTCGCTTAGATCTCCTACAATTCGTGCAAAAACATTAACATGTTTAGAACGGTTGCAGCATGATTCATTTTTCAAGTTGTTACATGAGGGTGGTGAATAATATGCTTATCGATCTTTTGAGCATGTCGAATTATGCACAATTTAATGTTAAACTAGCTCATATGATTGGATTGAACCCATCCATATATGTGTCTCAGTTAATTGATATTAATGAGAAGGCAATTCGTAAAAATAAGATTGACGGTGATTACATCACAGTAGATCGAGAATATATTACATCAAGAACAACTTTAACTGAAAATGAGCAGATCGCTATCGATGAAACTTTAGCTAAGATTGGTGTAATTGAAAGAGATGTTGATAATCCGTCGAGGTTACAGATCAATCTAACAGTTCTCACTAGCATCGTAATGTCTCCTGATGAAGATCTTGTAAAAGATATTTCAGGAATTGTTAAAAAGAAACAGCCAAAGAAGAGCAAGGCTGAAACAATTCGTGATAATCTAAAGACAAATATCATTACACTAAATCCAGAACTTCATAGTGCATATTGTAACTGGATTGACGCTGTGTATGAGAAGGAAGGTTGGATGACAAAACAAGCTGTGGTAAGTGCTCAATCGGCAATTGATCAATTTTCAAATAGAAATCTTGATGTAGCTCTTAAAATTCTTGAAATTGCATCAATTAATGGTTATAGAGATGTGACCTGGGCTATTAACAACTACAAAAAAGATTTTAGAATTGATGCTTCTCAATATCAACCGCAAGTAGTAAATAAACCTCAGCAACCTGTTCAACCTCAGTTGAGAAAAAGATTAAGTGATGAGGTATTTTGAGAGGTGGTGATTAGTTGTCAGGTATTCAGCTAAGTGATGAATGTTATCTGCAGGATCAGTGTTGGAAATATCACAACACTGACGCAGAATGTAAACATAGTGCAATCTATTGTCCAAGATTTTTTCGCATCAACTATTTATATGACGAATCATTAATGTCTCCGAAGCAGAGAAAATATCAATCTTTAAGAATTGATGATGATGGAACAGATAGAGAAGCATTCATTCAGTTAAAGAAAATTGAAGAAAATATTGAGAAATTTGTTGAGGATGGAACAAATCTGTACATTCATTCCTCAATCTGTGGAAATGGCAAAACAGCTTGGTCATTAAGATTACTTCAATCATATGTTGGTAAGATTTGGCACAAGTCAGATTTAACATGCAAGGTGTTGTTTATTAATGTTCCAAGATTTATTCTTGCATTAAAAGATTCTATTAGTACTTCAAGTGATTATATAGATCATATTAAGAAAAACATCTTTACAGCTGATCTAGTTGTATTTGATGAAGTTGGTACAAAATCTCTTACAGCGTGGGAACATGAGCAGATATTGAATCTAATCAATACACGAATTGATATGAATAAGTCCAATATCTACACATCAAACTTAACTGGTAATGAACTTCGAGAGAAAGTTGGCGACAGACTTTACAGCAGAATAATGAACTTGTCAACAAATATTGAGTTATTCGGCAGTGATAAAAGAGGTCTAACTCATAGATAAGTACTTATTATTTTGCAGTAGGAGGTGATTAAAATCGTTCAGTTACAGTTTTTGAACTATTTACTTCAGACGGGTGATAGTTCACTATTGATGGTAAATAGTCTGGATGAGTCATATTTTTCAGATTTTAAAGATGAATACAATTTTATCAGAGAGCATCTGTCAACTTATGGTCAGATACCTGATAAATTTACATTTGCAAATAAATTTGACACTTTCGATTGGATCGAAGTAGCAGAAAATCCAAATTATCTCATTGATGAACTTTATAGAGACAGAAACAAGAGAGCTCTTGCACAAATCTTTAATGGTGTTCGTGATAGAATTAATTCTGGAGATGTTGAAGGTGCTATGGCTCTATTTACAACATCATCTCAAGAAATTGTTTCTTCGACTCATATTGATTGTGTTGATATTATTAGAGATCAATCTCGTTACGATGCATACATAGAACGCACACAAGATTTTTCAAAGTTCTATGTTAAAACAGGTTTCACAGAGCTTGATGAATTAATCGGAGGTTGGGATAGACTTGAAGAGTTAGCTACAATTGTTGCAAGACCTGGTGTTGGTAAATCTTGGGTATTGTTAAAGTGTGCAATTGCGGCAGCTGAGCAAGGTCTAAATGTGGGTCTGTATTCTGGTGAAATGAGTGAGCTGAAAGTTGGATATAGATTTGATACTTTAGCGGGGCATATTTCAAACAGTGGAATTATTCATGGAAATGCAGATTTGATGAATGTATACAAATCGTTTTTGGAAAAGATTCAATCACAAATTTCTGGATCATTAAAAGTAATAACTCCAAAAATGATTAAACATTCAGCAACTGTTAATGATCTTGAAGCATTTATTGAAAAGGAAAAGCTCGATATCTTATTCATTGACCAACATTCATTGATGGAAGATCAGCGTAAAGCAAAAGATCCGGTAACAAGAGCAGCAAACATTTCAAAAGATTTGAAAAATCTTCAGGTATTGAAAAGAATTCCTATTATTGCTGTTTCACAGCAGAACAGAAGTTTGCTTGCAGAGGGTTCAGGACCTGATGTATCAAACATTGCACAAGCTGATAGAATTGGTCAAGATTCCACAGTTGTTGTATTTCTTGAACAGAAAGATCATGTACTAACAATGCACTTATCGAAAGCTCGTGACGCAGGAGCTGGTGCGAAGTTGAAGTACGCAATTGATTTAGATAAGGGTGTTTTTCAGTTTATTCCTACTGAGAATGATCCTCTTAGTGGAAATCAATGTGACGAACTAAGAAATGAGTTTGAGCCCTCATATGGTGGAGGAAATCCGTTCTAATGCACATTAAAATAAAGAATAAGTTGATAACTGAGCCAATTATAAATATTCTTTATCAGATTCAAAGAGAATTAACAAACGGTAAACTAAAGAATATTGATAATAGAAATAAATCAAATATTCTTATTTCGTGTCCGAGCCACAAGGATGGATTCGAAGTACACCCAAGTTGTAGAATTCTTGCAGACACTGACTGTGCAGAACTTGAGGCTGGTTATGCTTATTGTTTTAGTTGTGGGTATTCCGAACCTTTTGTTAAAGTTGTAGCTGATTTGTTTGATCAGGACATCGCTTTTGCGGAGGAGTGGTTAATTCAGCGATATGGAAATACGTTGATTGAACAGGAATTATATTTACCAAAAATTGAAATTGATCCAAAACCACAAGTTCAACAAAAGTTTCTTGATGAATCAATCCTACGTCAGTATGATTATTATCATCCATACATGTGGCAACGAAAGTTAACAAAAGAAGTTGTTGATGAATTTCGTATTGGTTACGATAAAGCTCGAGATGCAATAACATTTCCTGTTTATGATGAAAAACGTAGATTAGTGATGGTAACAGCTCGAAGCGTAAAAACAAAACGATTTTGGATTCCTGCTGATGTTGATAAGCCTGTTTACTTATTATATGATCTGCTTGAAAAGGGTAGTGACACAGCCCTTATATGTGAGTCTCAATTGAATGCACTAACAGCGAGAACTTGGAATTACCCATCAGTAGCATTGTTTGGAACTGGCTCTCAAAAACAATTTGAGATATTGAGAAAAAGTGGAATTAGAAATTATATCTTAGCATATGATGGAGATGAGGCAGGTAGAAAAGGAGCTTATCGATTTAAAGCAAATATGCCGAATGATATCTTTATAACTGATGTATTATTACCTGCGGGTAAAGATTTGAATGATCTAACAAAAGATGAATTTGATTACTATTATAATTTAAGTTGAACAATAAACAAACTTAAATTATAATATTGATGTAAAAATATAAATAAAGGAGCAAATAAAATGGCAAAGGTAAACTTCAA